CAAGTCGGGCGTATGCGAAGCGCCAAATTGAGCGCATTTCGGAATTCCGTAAATTAAGGGAAGCATAACGATGAACCTAACAGTAGAACGAGCCGAAGAAATTATAGATCTTCTTTACAAGATCCTTGACAAGATTGAGGGGCAGAAGGAGAAAGAGGCTATCGCTCTTTCTCCTAACGCGCCTCCAATCGCTGAGCGTAAACGCGCCCCGAGGTACCCGCTCCGCGAAGACGCCGGAACAATCTTTCGGTCTAAGGCGGGATACAATTGGACGTGTCCGTATTGTATGAAGCCGATCGAAGAGGGCGACATGATTGTTGCGTTCTCTCCGAAACCCGGCGCGCGCACGACGTATGCGCACCTTTCGTGTGATGAATCCGAGGAGGCATATTGCCGTGAGTTGGACAGAGACTGAAGACCAGCTCCTTCAGCAGCTTGTCTCTGAAGGGCTCCCCACGCGGGAAATTGGTAAGCGACTGGGAAGAACGCGCAACGCGGTTTGCGGTCGTGTGTTTCGCCTTAGAAAATTAGAGGGAGTCGAGTTTACGCTGAAACCAAAGGTTTCAGCACCAAAACCGGGCCGTCCGCGTAAGCCGCGTAAGGTCAAGCCGATTGACGCGCCTAAGAACCTATGGGAGTCGATTTTCGATTTAGGGAATAACGACTGCCGGTTTCCGGTAGGGGCTAAGTTTTGCTGCAAACCAAAGAAAGAAGGGTCGTCATATTGCCAAGAGCATTATGACATCGCGTATTATGTAAGGGGTAAATAGTACTGCTATGAACTACGCTAGGATCTATACTCAACTGATAGAACGAGCACAAGGTCGAACGTATGTTAAAGGTACACACCACAATCATCACATCGTCCCTACTTGTTTAGGTGGCTCAAACGACAAATCAAATATCGCGGTGTTAACGCATAAGGAGCATTTTCTTGCACATTGGCTACTCACTAAGCTGACTGAGGGTAAAGACCTAATCCTAATGCTTCATGCATTGTTTAGAATGTATCAGATTAGCCCCAAAAACCCCGAGGGTATTAAATCAGGTTGGCGGTATGCGTTGTCGAAAAAAGCTCAAAGTGAGGCTATGCAGGGTAATACAAACGCGAAAGGGTCGAAGCATACGATTGAAACAATAATAAAAATTCAGACGACATGTAAAAATAACCCTATTTTTAGAGAAATAGGGCAGCGCGTGTATGAAAACAAAACGGAGGAGGAACAAAGAGATTGGCATTCGAAGGGCGCGAAGAAATCTAATGTAACACGCTCAGATGAAACGAAAAGACGGACAGCAAAAATTGCGAGTGACGCTGCTAAGCTGGTCGTAACACAGGAAGAGTTGTCAATAAGAGGCCGTAAGGGGGCGGCAAAGGCAAATTCAATAAGCCCGCAAGAGCGTTCGGAACGTCAAAAGCGTGCCTGGGTAACACGAAGAGCTAATCAAGCTAGAAAGGAAATAACATGACTATCGTTTGTGTTCGTGGAACGAGTGGGAGTGGTAAAACCACTTTAGTGCGTGAGACTGTCTCAGTCTATAATAAACGAGAGGATTTTTTCAAAGAAGGGCGCAAGCAACCCTTATGGATGACTTACTACGCAGATGGAAAGAAGCCCGTATCCGTAATTGGGCATCTAAACTCCGCATGCGGAGGTTGTGATACAATAAAAACCCTTGATGAAGTGTTTTCGTTGGTGAGACAAGAACACAACAAGGGACACAATGTAATTTTCGAAGGTATGTTGTTATGTTCTGATGTCAAACGAATCGCTGCGCTCTCTGAAGAAACTAACGATGTCCTAATAGTTAGTTTAACCACTTCTGTAGATCAATGCTGCGATAATATTCGGAAGCGGCGAGCGGCGAAGGGGAACGACAAGGAATTGAACGAAAAGAACACTCGTACTCGTTTTGCCTATGAGCTAAAACAAGTCGAGAAGCTTCGCGCAGCAAATGTAGACATAAGAGCATTAACCTATGACGACTCTCTTGAAGCCATCCGACGCGCTTTTAACTGATGAACAGCTCATTGAGTTAAAAACTCAGTGGCTAAACAACGAGATATCTCACGCAGACTTTACGTGGCTCTGCGGATTTGGGGAAGACACACATGCATTGTATTACAGCACGCAACGCCGCCGAAGGTTTGAGGATCGCTCTAAAACGCCTTTCAGAAAACCCAAACATTATTGATACTCGTAACGGCCCAGCGAATACATTCGACGCGCCGTTGATGGTTCATTTCACGCATCCTAAAGAATGCTTCGTTGGGGATGCCGTTCGAGATGCGAACCCGTTCTTTGCATTAGCCGAAGCCTTTTGGTTGTTGGCGGGTCGAGAAGACACCGTCTTCTTGGATAACTATGTAAAGACGTTTGGCGAACGGTATTCTGATAACGGCATTCTTCTCGGCAGCTATGGGAAGCGGTGGCGTAGACATTTTGGGTTTGATCAGCTCTCAGCTCTCATAGAGAAGTTAAGATCTGATCCTGCCACACGTCAAGCCGTTCTTCAGATGTGGTCGCCGGAAGACCTTATGGCGACGGCGAAAGACCGTCCGTGTAATACGTCAGTTATATTCCGTATCCGTAAGGGAAACTTAGACATTCTGATAACCAACCGCAGCAACGACATCATAAATGGAATGATGGGCTATAATCCTACGCAGTTCTCCATGCTGCAGCGGGTGGTGGCGGATCATCTCGGGATACCGGTCGGCAAGTATTGGGTGTGCTCGAATGACGCGCATATCTACCTTGACGATCTAGAGGCTCTTACTAAAAGAGGATCTCTTAGTAAGTCTTTATACCCGCCGAAGAAGTTTTTGAAGATCGTCGAGAACGTATTGCTGTGGGAAAATGACCTACGGCGATTGATGGAAGCGCTCGATAAGCTCCACGCTACAGGCAAAACGGACGAGCCCGAGTTGGCGAATACGTTCTTATCGCAGGTCGTGTTTCGGGCTTGCGTTGCGTATTATTATCACAAGGACGGGCGGCGGTCGGAGAGTTGGCTTATGGCCGATCAGATTGCCGATTTGTCTTGGCGTCAGTTTTGCGTTGATTGGCTCGAGCGTCGGGGGAAGAAATGATTGATGAAGAAACATTTGTTCACGATCCGCGCCGCGCCGGAGACGTGAAACGATACCACGCACAGACGCATTTAGTTCCACAGTCGGTCGCTTCGCATTCGTGGAATTTAGCGCGTATCGTTACCACGATATGGCCAGAAGCGCCGAAGCATGTCATCGTATATTGTATTTACCATGATATCGCAGAAGGTGCTTGCGGGGATTTACCCTATACGACTAAGCTCCGTAGCGCGGCCATAAAAGAGAACATGGATTTACTCGAAACGGGAGCGGTTCGGACGATGATAGGGATTTGGGGTATCCCGGGCCTACCTAAATTGACGGACGAAGAAAAGCGGTTTGTGAAAGCCGCAGAATATGTGGAGTTCGCCGAGTATTCTTGGAATGAAAAAAATCTCGGTAATAAATACATACAAGTCGTCTTGGACCGAGTTTTACCGTTGATTAACGCGACGAAGTTCAAAGACACGTATTTGAATACGAGATTTCACTCGTATGTTAAGCAGAGAAAGCTTTACGAAGAGGGGCTTAAAAGGTAAAATGCGAAGGCAGGCGCGGAGGCAACCGACGCCTGCCTTCTTACCATAGACCAATTGAGGTTTGGCGATGGCTGGTGAAAAATTTAACCAAAAAACTCGCAAAAGTAAAGACGCAGGTATTATGAACTGCGGGGTTTACCGTATAGTTAATACGAGAACCGGCGATTTTTATATTGGCTCTGCAGTTGACATAAAAAAGCGGCTGAAAGAGCATTTAAAACATTTGAAAAACGGAAAACATAATTCAAAGTTTCAAGCAGCTTATAACATAGAACCGAATTCAAATGTTTTTCTTAAAGAAGTTATACTTGTTTGTTCTGAAGAAAATTTAGAACTTTACGAACAGTCAGCAATTGATAGTTTAAACCCAGCGTATAACGTTTACAAAACTGTTACAAGAACTCATTTGGATAGTGAGTTCGGAAGGAAGGTCAGTCAAGCTCTAACTGATTTATGGCTGGAGGCTGACGGCGATTACTATGAGTATCGAAGAGAAGCGATAAGAAACGGTATGGCTAAGATGTCGAAAGAAGATTTCGACACGATGGTGAAAAACAATAAAGCCTCATTAACGGAGTTCTGGTCAAATCAGACGGAGGACTATAAAACAAAACACGGCGAGATAATACGAGTCGCGCACTCAAAAAGAACTCCAGAACAGAGGTTAGAAGAGAGTCGATTAAAAAGTGAAAAATGTCGAGGGGAATTGAGCGGAAGCGCGAGTATTACAGAAGAAACCGCAAAACTAATACGCGAAGCGACTGGAACTCTGCGTGAAATATTCGAAAGATTCGGAACTACACGGGGCGTCGTCTACAGCATAAAGAAAGGAACATCGTGGAAGCATCTTACCAACACACTAGTACCAGCAACGCGTGTAAGATCAAAATACAATAGGAAATCTAAAGGAAATAAAAATGGCTAAAATAGACGAAATATTGGAAAAACGTGGAGAACGTTATGGGGATTATGTCGAGCAGGCTGAGATCGTCGAAAAGCTTATCGATACAATACGTAAAAGTCCGAATTGGGAGGAAATGCCAGCGACACACCGGGTGGCCTTCTACTTAATTTGTTTAAAAATCGGTAGAGTGTGTACTGGAGACGTTATGTACGCGGACAACTTCGTTGATATTGAAGGTTACGCACGACTCGTTGCAAACGAATTGGAACGATAATGTCGCAATTGACGTTATTTACACCGACGTCGGAATGGGTTTCCCCGAAGAGTCTTCCGGACCTTCGGGGCGAACGTCTGGTGGCGGTGGACATCGAAACGAAAGACACAGGAATTTCTAAAGGTCTCGGCCCCGGCTGGGTATGGCTAGACGGTTTTATAATTGGTATAGCCGTGGCTTGGGGCGAGGACGAACAGGTTTATATCCCTATTCGGCACCCGGATACAAAATGTTTTGAGACCCGTGAAGTTAAAGGTTGGTTAACAGAGCTTTTCGCGCAGGAGAATACCCGATTTGTGTTTCATAACGCTGGGTACGATTGTGCATGGCTTGACTCTCAGCTGGGCGTAGGTTGGCCTAAGAACGTCGAAGATACTGCGGCGCTTGCTGCGATCTGCGATGAAAACAGATTTTCATACCGACTTGATGACCTTTGTGTGGATTACGGTTTGCCGGGGAAAGATGAGACGTTGTTGCGTGAAGCGGTTGCTGCGTTCGGCTTGAAAGATGTGAAGGGCGAGATGTGGCGGTTGCCCGCTAAATTTATTGGACCGTATGCGGAACAAGATTCGCGGGCGACATTGAATTTGTTTAAGAGACTTTGGGAAGTTTGTGAAAAGGAAAAGACGCAAAACGCTTACCGTCTTGAATGCGATCTTTTGCCGATGATTTATCAAATGAGGAAACGCGGTATTCGCGTTGATGTCAAAAAAGCCGAGCAAGCTGTCGTTCATTTCGCACAGGAGCGTGACAATGTTCTTGCTGAAATCAGCCGCAATCTTGGAAAGACAACAACCATGGAAGCAATCCGTTCGCCCCAATGGTTGGTGGCGTCGTTCACTGCGGAAGGACTTCAAATACCAAAAACAGAGAAGGGTAATCCGTCATTTGAAGCCGGATGGATGTCAACGTCTGAACATTGGTTACCGAAACTTATAACGAGGGCAAAGAAACTAGAAGACGCTTCGTCTAAGTTCTTTCAGAACTACATTATCGACTTTGCTCGCAAAGAGAGGGTTCATCCTAACATAAACCAGTTTCGATCGGAAGGCGGCGGTACGAGATCGCACAGGTTCAGTTATTCAGCACCGCCACTTCAACAATCACCGTCGCGCCAGGGTGAATTTGCGTCTATTTTTCGTGGAGCGTTTCTGCCGGAAGAAGGTGAAGTTTGGGCGTCTATTGATTATGGGCAACAGGAATTCAGGCTATTAGTGCACTACGCGGAGTTATTAGGTCTTGACAAAGCAAAAGAAGCTGGTGATAAATACAGAGAAGACTCGTCAACAGATTTTCATTCGCTTGTTGCGTCGTTAACCAATCTTCCAAGAAAGAGGGCCAAGGACGTAAATTTTGCTGCTGCGTACGGCTCTGGAGTACAACAGTTAGCAAACATGTCCGGAATGACTTTAGATGAAGCAACAGAAGTTCGGAAGCAATATGATACAAGAATGCCGTTTATTAAACAATTAGGAGAAGCGTGTGGAAAAAGAGCTTCTGACACGGGTATTATAAGAATGGTTGACGGTGCTGTCAGTCATTTTGATTTGTGGGAGTGCGCTGAATGGAGCGTCAAGGGTCTGCCTGTCAGTCGCGAGGAAGCAATCAAAAAGACGAAGACACCCGGCGATATTTGGTATGGAAAAAGGATAAGAAGAGCATATACGCATAAAGCATGCAACAGGTTAATTCAAGGCTCGGCTGCTCGGCAAACAAAAAAATCTATGCTCGATTGTTATAAAGCGGGATTGCTCCCGTTGCTTACAATTCATGATGAGTTAGCATTTACCGTCAAGACGAAAGAAGAAGCAGAAGCTGCGGCGGAGTGTATGGTGAACGCAATTAAATTCACGATACCTTTCGCGACAGACGTCGAATTTGGGAGGTCTTGGGGAGACTCCGCATCTGCCCGGAGTTTCGAAGAAGTGTTCGCGGAAGTTCAAAATG